CATATAAAAATCTTGAGTAAGGAATTTTTGAAACGTGTTTTAATTTATCTGAGAAGTATTTAAGTGCTTCTGTATCTGAAAGATCTGGTCCTTCACTATTAAGAGTTTCAATTTCTGGTGATTCACCGTCTTTAGAAGGTAACCAATACTCTTTACTAAATTGTAACATTGGTTTACCATCAGTTGCAAGTGTACCTGACTCCCAATCAAAGTCAACTGATTCTTTATAAGAATTCATCAACTGAGAAAGAGATTGTTTTGCTCTAGTCTTAGATTTACCACCAACTGGGATAACAAACTTCATTCTAAATGAAGCGTTAGTCACTGCCCAAATAACCCTAGTGTGTTCCATGATTCTTAACAAGTTAAATGCTCTTGTTAATCTTTCGATATATGAAACTCTCGATGCTGTTGTGATTGATGAATAAGAGATATAAATGATCTGTGAATCATACAATTTTCTCTCTTTAACTGGATCATCCTTATATTGTACCCAAACCTTTTTACCATCGTCGTGATTGTAACCTGGTATAAGTGTGATTGGATCTAACTCTTTAAATCCAATAACTTCCTTTTGGTCGGGGGAATAAATAATTTCGAATGCTAAGTAGCCATCAATTAAGAATTTTCTAAAGAAGTACCATGCGGATTGGTCTGAGTTAAAACCAAAATAGTGATAGATTTGTCTAAAGTATTTGTTAAGGTCTTTTTCAACTGCATCTGAAACATCTAGTCCTAGAATTTCTGGATAACAGAAAAAGTTTTTCTCATCATATACAATAGTCTCATCACAAAGAATGTCTAAAATATCTTCTATCTCATCGTTAAGTGAAAACTTTCTAAGTTCATCTCTTTTACCAGCATATGATTGGTCGAAAAATGGAATATTAGATCTAAGGTTGGTGTCTGTCATTGACATGGCTGCAAATGCACCATAAATGTCATCACTATCAACACCAAANGGGTTCATTTGACCATAACCTATTTCGGCCTCCATNGGACCGATCGCTTGTGATTGTCTTAAGACTAGATCATCATAACGCATACCAAATGAAGACAAAGACTTAAGAGCATTTGAAATGCTAAAAGGTCTTGATCCGTTACTCAATGGTCCGTTTCTATCGGTAAATCCTGCCATACTATTATATTATTATGTTCTGTTTATATATCTTTTCTTTTTGAACGCGTTTTTAAGTGCTCTCTATGGGCTCGTTTAACTTCATTAATACCAATCCCATAAAGGTCTTGGAAATCACAAAGTGCTATCTTTGCCCAGTGTTCATATGAAACCACTTTTTGATTTTTTTTCAATTGTGGTACATATTGTCTAATTGCAAAATCAAATCCAAACTGAACTAAAAACTTTTTAATATCTTTATAGATCAGTTTGATTTCACCTTGTGTTAATGCATTATTCTCTTTAGATCTGCCTGTTTTAGATTTGATTTGACCTGCCATGCGATCATAGAACATATCTAATAGATCTTCTTTAAATTGTACAGGTAACAGGTTTAAATTAATTCCAACATCTGTACCACTATCATGTGGGTCCAGTGCTAGTACCACTGGGTTTCTATCCCACCATTCTAATGTTTTCATATGTTTTGGTTTTTCATATCTAAACACGTGAATCATACCAATTTTAAATTCTTTACTATGATTTGCTACTGCATTATCTCTAATAGATTTAGACGCTTCATCAAACCACTTCTCAGCACNGCGGCGGGCTTTTGTTTTACTGCCTGCTTCCTTGCTTAAGTTTTTAATATCCTGTTTAATCTTACCCATTATTTAAGAGACTTTTCAGTTAAGACGATAAACCTCCAACCTCTGTTTTCAGCCCATGCCTTAGCATATTTATATTTATCTCTGTTTTTTATGTACTGCTCTGCCAAAAACTTGTAGGACTTAAGTGCCTTTTGGCTGTTCTTTGTAGGTGGTTTTGGTTTTGTAATCTGGGCTTCTGGTTTAATTTCTACTAGAAATTCTTCATCACCTTCAGCACCTCTGGTTTTCATATAGAAGTCTGGATAATATGTATGCTCCTTTTTATCAAATGAATATATGTACCTAATCTCAACAGGTTCACTTGACCATTTAACAACATCCTCTCTNCTATCACACATAATCATGAACTTTCTTTCCCATGAAGATCTGTAGATAATAGGGGTTGGGCCGATATACTTGTCTGGATGTTTAGGTGTAAAGTATCCTTGTATAAAGCCTGAATTATTGCTTGGTTTGAGATTTTTTATAGACATTAAATATTGAACATTCCACCGTTTTCACTGTCACCTCCTGTAGAGATGCGGTCAATTGATAATGTACCCTTGTATTTTACCGGGTGAATTTTATTCCAACCCTTTGCATATCCTCTTTTTGCTATCTCTGTAAAATATGCAAATGCGTTTGGATATTTAGGATTAAAATTACGCCAGTACTTTAGTAGGTCTAACAGTGCAAATTGTAGACAATCATCACGATCATCTGAGTTTACATAATTAAGTCTATTAATTGCTCGCTCAGCAAGTAGTACTAACATCTTCTCTGCCGTAGGCGTTAATTTATCTTGTTCTTTAGATTCTACGATCGCGTTAAATAGATCTTTATTATTTAAGTAATTCTTCTTTTTTGCCATGTTATTTAATATGTTTAATATTATACTGAAAAAAGCCCAATTGTTTCCAATTGGGCTTTAGTTTATACCATGTTAGTATTTTAAATAGAGTCTCCAGCAGAAATCTGAAGTTTATTTTTCTCTACTCTTACTGGTTCATCATTTAAGAATACCGTTAAGATATCTGATTTACCTTTGCCGGTAAATTCTAAGGCATCAACTTTAACTTTAGTTCCTATCGGTAGATCTTCAGATTCAACTGATAATTCTGCATCAACATAACCATCATCCTTATTTAATAATTCTTCGTTTTGTAGGTCGTTTAGCTCTTCCGTGATTCTTGCAATTTCGCTGTTTAATAACTGATCTGCTGCCTTAATATCTGGTAGCATTCTATTAGCTTCAGACAATCTTCCCTTTTGATCTTTTAAGAATGCAATCATTTCATACATTAATTGAATCTTTTCTAATTTAGCAGTTCTTCTCTCTTTATAAGATTCTAAAATATCTTCAACCATTGGAGTAATATCTGCTCCTGTGTTTTCAGCTACATATTCAATTGCTGCGTCGGCTAATAATTTTGTGAATTTTTCAATCTTAGTGGCTTCGTTAATTCTGTAAACAAACATGTTGTTTTCAGCTCTCATTGCTAAAACTCTAACGTCACCATCTTTAGACTCAGAAATAAATTCTAAGATGTTATAGTGGTTGTAGTTTTTAGATGCAAATTCAAATAGATTGATTAGGGCTTTATCTTCATATCTAATATAGGCTGCTGCCAATAAAGACTCTGCTAAAGGTAAACCATTTGAGTATGCTAATTCTACATTACCTGCATAAAATTTATTTTCTGCAATACTGTAAGAGAATTTAACAGTTACTGATTTTGACAATACACCTGCTTTTTCTGATTCTAAAACTGCTAGTTCTGATTCTATTTCAGAAACTGCATTATTTTTACCTGATACTTTGTATGATTTAATGTTTCCTTTTAAGAATTCAATCTTTTCATTTAAACCAACTAGTTTGTCAAAGTTAACCAAAGATGACTCTTCAACTTTAGAAATAGTCTTCTTATTGTTATAGTCATAATAAAATGAAATGCCCTCATTTGTTATCGTAAACAACTCATTAGCCTTAACGAGTGATTTAAAATCTTCAGAAACATTTGCAGTTTTTTCGATATGACTGCCTGTCATTTTGAAATTTTGACCACCTGCGTGAAAAACAAAACCTTGGTTTGCTTTGATAACTGGTGAAACAATTCCTTTATTTACTTTTGCCATTTGTGTTATTTAATTTTTAATATATATCTTTATTTATTCGTTGAATGGTAAATCAGTCGATGTCACATCCATGTCATCGCCAATTAGAGGCTTATCTTTATCCATTGTACCTTCAGGTTGATCTGTAGTATTTGTAAATTTAAAAATTCTATTAGAGTTCTTTCTTCTCTTAGAAGTTCTTAATAATTGAGAATTCGTATTTAATAAAGTTCCGAGTGCACTCGCGAGTGATGAAGCACCACATTCTTCGCTAGATGCTGTGCCTATTAGTATCCAACTTTGCAGGCCTGCATTCCACTCCCAAATTGAACAATTTGAAACATCGGTATATGTTAACGGATTTGGTAAATCACCCCCGTATAATTGAGATGGATCTAGTGCAACAGAGTTTGGATCTCCAAAATTACCTGAAACACCACCCGTATAAACCGATCTAGTAAATTTAGTGTAAATGTCATCCTCAAAATCAAATGAAGGTATAAATGAATTGATTTCTAAACTAAAGGTTATTTTATGATTTTCCTTATCGTCAAACCCATATTCAATTGGTCTTTCTTGTGTATAATCATCTGGCATCATATACTCAGACGATATTCTATATGTACCTTCTTCAAGATGTCCTGCATCAACGTGATAAAAGTTTGCCTTGTACATATTCTTAACGATAGACTCAGTAACTTTAAACATATCTAATTGACTAGATAATAGAATTTCAATGTCAACTCCGATTACTACTGGAATCATTTCAAACTCAGCTACATAACCTTCCATTAAACCTTGAGAATTCATCATAGTATAATTACCTAAGTTTCTCTTGTTGATTAATTTAGATGGATCTACTGCAAATGAAGTTAGGTTAACAATACCTCTTGGTACTTTATCATAATTACCATCTGCGAATTCGCCATTAGGTTCACAACTAATTCCGTTTACGTTTGAGAATAAGAAATTATCTTTGATGAAATTTTCATCACCGGCAACTGCATAAAAAAATGGCACATCTACAATAGCTCGCTCGTCATTAGAAATCTGTCTCCAAAAACTAAGCTTACTATTTAGATCAGCCAAAAGTCCGATAATAATGTGTCTAATAACACTATCGTCCTTATTATATTTAAGATTGTATGTTGCCATTAATAAAGTTATATTTGGTTTATATATCAACCATATTAATCGATGGTTTCTATCGTAAATTTAGAAAACCCATTCTCTCTGTATATCTGCAGCTTCTTATCGAAGATCTCATGTGGAAGGACAGAGTGATTAATAACGAATGTATTGATCTTGTTCTCTTTAATAACCTGATTTAAAATCTTTAGTATGTTATAAACACCATCATGATCCACTGAACTCAATAACTCATCTAGGAATAGGAGATTTAATTGTGGGAATCTTAATTTTAATATTTTGATAATGGCAATAATAATGATAAAGTCTGCTTTCTTACGCTCTCCAGTAGAAAGTGTCATTGGATTAATATCTTCACCCAGGTGATTAATAATACAATTAAACTTCTCATCAAATCTAATGTGGAATTGAAGGTGCATGGTTTGGGCCATGGCAGCGATATTACTATTAAGTCCTGGTAAAATAGTTTTAACTGCCAGGTTTTTAACACCATCTTCACCTAAAACTCTTTCAACTATTTCCATAAATGCATAATCTGCATTTAATGTATTCTTATTACCTGTCTTAGTGCTTTCTTTAGCTTCAAAATCTTTAATTAAATTTTTAAGATGTGTAAATTGTGAATCGTTCGGTGCATCTTTTATTTTAAGCAACTCTGACTTAAACGATTTCATGTTATATTTAATATCGCTAGTCTTTTTCTCGATATCTCCTTTCTCACCTCGTAAAGTTTCTATATTTGATTTAATACCATCTAATGTTTCTTTAAGCGTTTTGATATTTTCAGTGTCTGTTTCTATCTTAGCACAAAAATGATCTTTTTGATCCAAGTGCCATTGACTGTCTAATTGAGTTTCACATGTTGGACACTTACCACTTTTATATAATTCTACCTTTCTTTTAAGATATTCAATCTCATGTTTTAGGGCAGAAGCTTCGGATCTAGTAGTTTCAAAAGCATCAGTACTTTCACTAATTTTAGTGTCCAACTCCTGTTTGTCAATATCTAATAATTTAACACTTTCATTAAGAGTAGTTAAATTAGATTTTAATTCATCAATTTTAGAATTATTTTGCTCTTGAGATTCTTCTAGTAGAGTGTTAAGTTTACCTTTAACAGATGCAATAGAATCAATAATCTGATTTAATTCAGACTCATATGAATCAATATCCATTTTAATAGTTCTTCGTTCTGTCTTAATAGACATTTGCATATCATTTAGAATTGAGAAACCAAACATCTTATCGATAATTTGTTTCTTATCCTGGTTTGACATCGTTAAGAAAGATTTAAAGTCATTAACTGATAGAATAATAATATTCTTAAATACATGATACGGGATACCAAATACCTCTTCTTCTAAATAGTCTTGTACTGATTTTTTACCAGCTTTATCGAATTCAACTCCATTTAGTTTAACACTAAATTTATTAGGTGCCAGNCCCCTCTCGATTTCAACACTAACNGTACCACACATTAAACCTATCTTAACATGTAATTCTTTATTAATTCTATTAGGAAGATCAGAAAGTTTAACACCTTCAACTCTACCATACAGCGCATATATAATGGCATTGGCGATAGTAGTTTTACCATCGCCATTTTTACCTAATGTTAAAAATAATTTAGATTGATCCTCTTCAAACTCGATTCTTTGTGCTTGATTTCCATAAGAAGCAAAGTTTTTAAATTCTATGTAGTCTATTCTCATATTTCGCTACCNTTATTGTATGCACATTGATTGTACAGGATTTTAAGCTTTTCTTTTAATCTCTTTTTAGTTTCATCGTCGTCACCTAAACCATCAACATAAACATTACATAAATTAAGTATACTATAATTCTTGTACATGTCTTCAACATCATCCATGTCATAAAAATCCTTATCAATATAATTGTCTTCGTGATATATGTTTGGCTCTAACTTTCTACTAATATTTTGGATTTTGTTTATTAAGTGACTTAGTGCATTAGTCGTTGCGATCTTAGATGGTACAAATAAATCTACAAAATTATTTCTAATCTGATTCTTAAATTGCCCCAGAGGCATATCATAGATCTGTAAGATGTTATACTTAATAAACTTAGGTGATACATCATTTGCAAAGAAAGTCTCTGACATGTCGCCTAAATCAACCAGATCAAAACCTTTTGTATTATTAGCATCTGATCTTGTCAATTGATATGGTGTACCAACCATTAAGAGTTTTCCTCGCTCTTGTCTAAAGTGGATATGGCCTGAATAAACTCTAGTGTATTTGTCATACACATTAGAATCAGTACCGTGTTCATTCTTAACTTTTGCATTTAGGTAAATGCCCTTTACTTCTGAATGACAGAATACAATTTCAGCTGTGGGGAAATTAGCCAATGTTTCAGTTTCATGATCTGAATCCCTACGCCACGGCATCATTAATATTTTTCTACCTGACCATTCTAATAATTCAGGCTCTTTATAAATCTGAACATTAGGAATCCATTTAAGAGAATCAATAGAAGTGACTTCATTAGAATTCTTAGCCCATATATCGTGATTACCACAAATAATATGAACTGGCAAAATTTGCCCTAATCTTTCGAATAAATCTACTGCATAGTTTAATACTTTGATATTAATAGACTGTCTATTATCAAAAGTATCTCCTACTTGAATTAGGACATCACCTGGCTTTACATTTTTCTTAAGAGTTGGAATAAAGACTTCTTCAAAAAATTGTTTTTGAATCTCTAACCACTCTACAGAATTGGCTCTTACACCAAAATGTAAATCACCTAATACCCAAACTCGATTGGCTCCTTTTTTTAAGGTTGAAACATCTATCATTTAGAATAATTTCTTTATGTTCTTTCTCTTTAATATTCCGGTGCGTAAATCTAATTCTTGAATCAGGTCCTCTTTATAAACATTAGAAAGGGAACTATAAAATTTAGTTGGATTAATATCAAAATAAACACACAATTCACTAAAGATATCTATGCGACTATTATTAGCTACCATTTCGTCTATAATATATCCATAAATATCATTGATATCTGATTTCTTAAGAGTATTGCATTTGCCTAATTCATCAACCTTGTTAAAGACTTTAAATCTAGAAAGTTCAATTAATCTGTGTATTTCTCTGGCTATTAATTCAAAGTGAATTTTATCTTCTTCGTCTTTATTGTCTTTTACGTTAGGATCTAACTCAAAGTTTATGTTACCAAATTCTGTATCTGGTGATTCGAAATTATTATTAAAAATTTTATCTAGTGCCATAATTATATACTGTGTAAGTTGGAGTTTGTTGTTTCTTCAGTTTCAATAAGGCGCATGTAGTTCCAATTAATATCTAATTTACATTTGGTTCCTTTACCCTCACCGTCTCTAATCTTTAATACTTTTAACCAGTATTCTGAATTAGCTCTCATTAAATCATCTTGAATAATACCTAACATAACATCGGCCGTATGTGAAAGACCTGCAGATTCTGCAATGTCAGTCATACCAATATCTGATGAGTTATATCCATTTCTTGTAATTTGTGTTGCTGTAACGATTAACCAATTATTACGAATACCCATTGCTCTAAGATCTTCTGCGATTTGCTTGATCTTCATATAAGTATTCTCTGTGTTTTGGTTTCTATAGTTAGCTAAGATGTTGATGTAGTCAATTACGACCGCACCTACCTTAATTTGTTTTTCTTCTTCAATTTGATTAACATAAGCTTCAATATCGAGGACNGTTGCTTGTGATGTTGGGAACTGCTTAACAAACAAAGAGCCCGGGGGAGTTAGGCCATCGCCGACAGTTTCTAATCTACGCTTAATATGATCTTTGTTTCTGGCTTTTTCTGCNTACTCATTAATATTAATAGTCAATAAGTTAGAACCTATACGTTTTACAAATTTATGTGCTGCCATCTCTGCAGTTACCACTACTGTATTTGTTCCCATCTTTACAAAGTTAGCAGCATCGTTTGCCAAATAAATTGACTTACCAATATTCTGTTCACCTGCATAAACAATAAGGTTACCACCTCTATCATAACCGCCACCTAACATTCGGTCTAAGAAGTTGTAACCTGTACTAACCTTCTCGGTATCTTTTTGGTCNTGGGCATCAACATCAAAGAAGTCTAATCCTAAATCTGAATTAAATGATAAGTTATTTCTATCATTAATAAGACCCTTTACTTTTGCAACAATACTGTCTACATTTTCTGGGGTTACTGCTGTTGTTTTAACAAATTCAACAGTGTCTGTTAA